TTCTTACTAGCGTCCGTACTCCGCTTAAAACAGCGATCCAAGGAGTAGCGGCTAACACTTACGACTCTGTCCCAGAATCGCCGATCGTTCCTTTCGCGGCAGTCGTCCCGAATGTCCCTTATTTACAGCCTACGTTCTTAGGTAAATCGAACGTAAAACTAAAAGTCAATTTAGTAATGACCGTAGGCGTAGCGATCTACGATAATCAGAGCGCGCTCGACAACATCGAGAAGCTCGTAATTAGCATTCTGGCGGCTATTCCGTCAGGGTATGAAGTCGGAGACGTATCGAATCCGATTCCATTAAATATAGGCGCGTCAGAGATTCTTGCTTGCGAGATTCAGCTGTCGACCTACTACACACAAACTAACTAAGGAGAAACAATGGCCACGACCGTCATTACTGGACGCGATCTCGCTATGACGATCGCGACTAAGAACTACGACGAACAAGCTACAAGCGCGACGCTTTCAGCGGACGTCACTATCGAAACTTACGACACTCTTTACTCGAAGGCTTACAAGTCCGTCGATTCACAGTGGACTTTTGATGTCGAAATGCTTGCAGACTGGGGCGCAGCGGATTCACTCTGTGAAGCTCTATGGACAGCGGCAGAGACAGCACCCAACACAACTTTAGCTGTATCTCTTACAGCTACTACAGGAGCAGTCTTCGCGTTTAACGTTCTACCAATCTTTCCAAGCGTGGGCGGCACATCGCCAGACGCTCAGACTGTTAGCATGAGCTTTACAGTCGTGGGAACACCATCAGAGACATTTAGTTAAGAATAAGAATCGGGAGCAATCATGAAAACAAACATAACTATCGAATACAGCTCAGGAGAGGTCGCGACTTATGTCGCGGCCGCTCCAGAGTGGATTAAGTGGGAGCGTAAGACTGGCTACAAGATCCAAGAGGCAGAATCCAAGCTAGGCATGGACGACATCTGCTTCTTGGCTTATAACGCCATGAAGCGCGAAGCAGCTGGGACTCCAGTTAAGCCTTACGACGTCTGGATCGAAACGATCTCAGAAGTTACTACGGCTAACGCAGACCCAAAAGCTATCCCGTCGGAAGCTTAAATCGACTTATAGTCGAACTTGCCATCGCGACCCGAATCCCGATGAGCGAGTGGCAGACGGCGGAAGACATACTTACAGCGATCGAGATTCTGGAGCGAAAGAATGGCAAGTAAGAAGGGCGTCTACTCGATAGAAGTCGAGCCAGCCGCGCTTAAAAACTTGATTCAGACGCTTAATCTTTTAGATAAAGAAACACAGAACGAAGTTCGCGACGCAGCTCTTCCACTATCTAAGCGTCTGGCTGGCCAGCTTATGATGAGCGCACAAGGCGCGCCAGCCCCACAGACTAAACTCGTAGCTCAGACAATCGTAGCTAAACGAGATCGACTTATTCGAGTCGACATCGGTGGCCCGAAGAAAGTCGGTCGAAAGTACGGCGGAGAATCATCAAAAAGCGGTAAAGGGAACAAAGTTCGCCAGAATGCAGCTCCAGCGGGTGCGCTTCTATGGGGAACAGAATACGGCGGCGGTCGAGGCACAGATTCGCTCGGACGCGCCTACACAGACAGATTTAAGGCTCCACGTAATAAACGCGGTTACTGGATCGCGCCAGCTGTCGACTATTACACGCCGATCGTCGCTAAAGAATACATAGACATCATTCAGGCTGTAATTAAGAGCAAGGGACTCGCGTAATGGCTGGCATTCCAAAAGTAAAAATAACTTTCGACGCGGACTTTGACGAATTAAAAAAGGGCGTTAAAGGCGCACAGAATGAAGTCGAAGGCTTCGGAACTAGAGTAGGCGACTTTGCTAAAAAGGCTGGAGCAGCTTTCGCTCTAGCTGGCGCGGCAGCTGCGGCCTATGCTGGAAAGCTTCTAGTAGATGGCGTCAAGTCAGCGATCGCAGACGAAGCAGCTCAGGCGAAACTAGCTACGACTTTAGGCAACGTTACAGGAGCTACTAATAGCCAGATTAAAGCTGTAGAAGATCAGATAACTAAGACATCGCTTCTTACAGGATTAACAGACGATCAGCTGCGACCATCGCTAGATCGACTCGTCCGAGCTACGAAAGATGTAGACCAAGCCCAGAGACTCCAAGCTGTAGCCATCGATGTCGCCGCTGGAAGTGGTAAATCGCTCGAAGCAGTCACGAACGCCATGGCTAAGGCCGCGGAAGGTAATACAGCCGCGCTCGGAAAGTTAGGCGTAGGACTTACTTCGGCTCAGCTTAAAACTATGTCGATGGAGCAGATAACAGCTTCTCTAGCTCAGACTTTCGAGGGTCAAGCTTCTAAGCAAGCGGACACATTCCAAGGAAAGATGGCTCGTCTTACTGTTGCATTCGATGAGGCGAAGGAGACAGTCGGTTCTTATGTCCTTGACGCGATTACTCCATTAATCTCCAGCTTCGTCGATAAAGGCATTCCAGCGATACAGAACTTCGCCGCTGGATTATCCGAATCGCTCGGGCCAGCATTCGGAGCAATCTTTAAGGTAATTAAAGAAGACGTACTACCGATTCTTACAGCTTATTATCGATTCATCGTAGAAGAGTTCTTGCCAGCCTTGGCTTCTATTGCCAAGCCTATTCTCGAAGGATTCGCAAAAGCCTTTACGACTATTAAGAACGCCGTCTCTGCTAATTCGGAAGAATTAAAGCCATTCTTCGATCTTCTCAAATCTATCTGGACTTTTATTAAAGATAATCTAGCTCCGCTTCTGGGCGGTGCTTTTAAGATCGCGCTAGAAGCTATCGGCTTTATCGTGGCGGGACTGGTTACTGGCTTTTCAAAGTTAGTCGGATTTATCTCAGACACGATCGACAAGCTTAAAGAGTTCGTGAACTTTATTAAGAATAATCCTGTGTCGCAGTTCTTCTTCGGCGGCGCAGACAATTCCAAGGGATTAAAAGCTAGTACTTTTATTCCGCCAGTCGTCCCAGTAACGCCGCCTGTAACAAGTGGCGTAACAAGTGGAAAGCAGAATCTCTTCTACGATCCAAATGGCGATCCACGCACTTTTACGGGCGCGCCGCTAGAACTATTCTCCGGTGGAATGCAAGCTGCAATCTTACGTAAAAACTCACTTGTAGCCGAAACCGAAAGACTAAGAACAGAGCGAGAAGCTGCCGCAGCTGCCAGAGTTGCCGCTACTGGCGGACTTACCACAGCCGAACGAATTACGATAAACATGGGCGTCGTGGGCGATCCAGAATCGGCAGCTAGAACGATCATCGATGTACTTAACAAGTCCCAAGCCCGCGGAACTGGCGGAGCAGGGTTACTCATTCCATGACCCAATGGACTCCAGTCTGGAGCGTTCTCATCGATGGAGTCGAGTATAGGAACGTTACTCTCGCAAATCTCACCGTCGAATCTGGTCGACGCGACATCTATCAGCAAGCGGTAGCGGGTTACTGTAATTTATCCATTCTCAATCTTGACGGTGCGGCTATAACTGTAGCCATTAACTCAGGCCTAACCGTTTTTGTACAAAACTCCACAGCTACTCCAGTGGCCATCTTCGGCGGCAGCGTTACAGACATCGTTACGACTATCGAGCAGTCTGGAACAGGCGGTCTAGTCCAGACGATTAATCTCACAGCTTTAGGCGCGCTTTCACGTCTTCCAAAAGTTCTTACAGAAGGAGTCCTATCTAAAGACTTCGAGGGTGATCAGATTCTCGATGTTTTAGATGGCATTCTTTACGGAGCTTGGAACGAAGTTCCAGCCGCTCTTCACTGGGAAGATTACACAGCGACTACGACATGGGCTAACGCAGAAAACAGTGGAGTAGGTCAGATCGATACTCCTGGTAATTACGAGCTAACAGCTAGAACGAGCGATGTTACAGACGCTTATTCTTTAGTCGCAGCCTTAGCTACTTCTGGACTTGGTTACATCTATGAGGATTCCGAAGGCCGAATCGGGTACGCGGACAGTACTAGAAGAGGCACTTATCTAGCCACGAACGGTTATGTAGAACTTTCCGCTAACGAGGCTTACAGCAACGGTCTACAAATCTCTACGCGAGCTGGAGACGTCCGTAATCAAGTAACTATTACGTATAAAAACGGAGATCAACATACAGCTAGCGATTCGGCTTCTATTGCGACTTATGGCTCTTTAGCTCAGAACATCGTTACGACCTTAGAAAACGGAGTAGACGCAACTAGCCAAGCGAACTTTTATTTAGCTCTGCGCGCCTATCCAAGAGCTAACTTCGAGTCTATTCGCTTTCCACTAGGTAGCCCTAACGTAAGCGACTCAGACAGAAATTCGCTTATCGGCGTCTTTATGGGAATGCCCGTAAACATCTCGGACTTGCCTATAAACATGGGGACAAACTTCCAAGGCTTCGTCGAGGGCTGGAGATTCTCAGCTGGCTATAACTCTCTGGCTATCGATCTTTACGTGACGCCAATCGCTTACTCACTCGACGCGTTCCGCTGGAATGACGTACCCGCTTCCGAAAGATGGAACACTCTTAGCCCTACACTTACTTGGTTAGAAGCGACAGTAGTCGCATAGAAAAGGAGAAAACATGGCAACCACTACGCCTAACTTCGGCTGGGTCGTTCCGACTTCGACCGACTTAGTAAAAGACGGCGCGACAGCAATCGAGACACTTGGCGATTCCATCGACGCTTCGTTAGTAGATCTTAAAGGCGGCACTACTGGCCAGCTGTTAAAAAAGAACTCTAACACCGACATGGACTTCGTGTGGGGCGCAGCTGCTGGATCTCCACTTACGACTAAAGGCGATCTCTACACTTATTCCACAGCAGACGCTCGTCTGGCTGTAGGTTCTAATTCATTTTTACTACAGGCAGACTCCACAGCTGCGACAGGTTTATCTTATGTCGCTCGTCGCTGGGCGACTTTAGCTAGTGGAAACCTTAGCGGAACAGAAGTATCGATCGGATCTTTCTCATCTGGTTATCAGACTTTAAGACTAGAGATAGTTGCTCCACAAAGCGCAACAGGCGGAACTCATTTAACCGTTCGCTTTAATTCTAACTCTGGCACATTATACGAAGGCGTAGCAATTTCTTCTCATCAAACAGTTATCACAACTTATTCAGGAAAGACAGGCGTCTATCCTATGTTCGAGAACGAAACTGTCCCGACTACTTCAGTCTCTAATTCGATGTTTATCGAAGTAGACAATTATGCCGACACACAAAGAAAGACTATTCGCGGTCAATGGAATCAAACAGATAACGCGTGGGTCGGTGCACATGGATTTAATAACACTACGGCTATTACATCTGTCCAGATTCGTCTAGATGGATCAGCAACATTTAACGGCGGTACTTACGTTTTGAGAGGAATCTAATGTCTACAGTAATCGAACATAATGCAGAGACAGGCGAAATTATCGAGCGTCCACAAACGGCCGCAGAAATTAAGCAAGCCGAAATCGACACTAAAGCCCAAGCCGATTTAGCTGCGGAAAAGATCGCAAAAGCACAAGCTAAGCAAGCGGTTCTAGATCGCCTTGGTCTTACGCCAGCCGAAGCAAAGCTACTTATCTCATGACTTACCCAATCGGCACAGCTGCCGCAGTCGTCGCAGTAGCTCTGGCAGAAGTCGGAACAATCGAAGAAGGCGACAATCTTACAAAGTACGGAAAGTTTACTAAGGCCGACGGTCTTCCATGGTGCGGATCGTTCTGTAATTGGGTATTCCATGAAGCGGGCGTAAAGCTCCCATCTATGGTCTCAACAGCTGCGGGAGCGCATAAGCTTAAAGAAGTAAGTCGCTGGGTAGAGCTAGAGCCTAAGATCGGCGATCTTGCATTTATGGACTTTCCGCATGATGGCGTCGATCGTATTAGCCACATCGGAATCGTCGTCGGAGTTAAGCCGAAGTCGGTAATTACCATCGAGGGAAACACTTCGGGGACTGGCGATCAGCGTAACGGCGGAATGGTCATGATTAAGGAGCGGGCATTTGGGAGCGGTAAAGAGATCGTAGGCTTCGGACGTCCTAAGTTCGTGGCTTATGCTGGCGATTATCCGATCGTCGAAGTACCTACTCAATCGGCAGCGAAGCCGAAGATTAAGGAGAAGAAAGATGGAAAACTTAAAAGCGTTACTCGCAAGCTGGGCGCGTAGCTTCTTAGCTGCGGGTATTGCGGTTTACATGGCTGGAGTGACAGATCCAAAGGCAATTCTTACAGCTGGCGCGGCCGCTGTTCTGCCTGTCGTTCTACGCTGGCTAAATCCTAAAGATGCAGCTTTCGGGTTACAGGGGAAGTGACTCGGAAACTACTGGCGGGAAGTCTGGCCTTAGTCCTTTCGGTCGGGCTTTCTGCCTGTGGTTATCAGGGCTGGATTCGCTATGAATGCCAAGAATACGAGAACTGGTCGAAGCCAGAATGCCAAGAGCCACAGTGCGTCCCTACTGGAACGTGTACTAGCGACGTCCTTGGAGAAGAAGCTCCACAGCCCAGCCCGTCGCCGTAGCCCAGAAGAAGTCCACGCGACTCTTATCCTCATAATCGGATCGACCTTAGCGGCTGTCTTCTTAATTGTTACTCTCGGAATTACTTACGCGCTTATCTTCGTTACTCAGCCGATCGGTAATCAAGCTCCAAACGATGCAGCATTTATTGATCTTCAAAAG